AAAATAAAAATTCAAACACAGGCATAAAGCCTGCGTTCTTAAGTAAAAATTGAGTCATTTATGCTTGTTCTCCTCAGCGTTTGTCTATGAAAATACGAATGGTAATCCGTTAACTGCTGTAAATGCTACTGCACATGCGAATGTTAATGTGTAGATCATCATGCTCCTTGGTAAACTGGTGACATAACTCCACCTTCGGGATCGTCATCATCATCATCTCCACCCATTGCTCTAAGAAATAGTTCCATGCCTACTATAAATGCTACTGGATAGAAGCACCATAGAATAGCCATAAACGGTGATATTGAATTGTCTGAGACAAGTTCGCCCATGTGTATTAAGATATGTTACGTTTAATTATTTAGTTATGTGAAGTTTTCACTAGGTAATTATACCAGTACACCTGTAGGTATAGCAGAGATAACTGCCACCATAAAGATGTAAGGTACAACTTTTAAGGGTACTGGTACGCTTTTCATTACACGAAACCTGGAATGAGTTGACCTGTTGTTAAGTAAGCACCTATTCCTGCAATGATGCCTAGCATTGCTAGTCTACCATTGAGTTGTTCTGCCACTACCTTTTCTTTTTCAATTGTTTTTGTTTCTTTTTTCATTAGAATATACCTGGTATAATTTGACCTGTGGTAGCGTATGCTCCGACTGCTGCGACAAAACCAATCATGGCTGCCCAACCGTTAAATCTTTCTGCTTCTGGTGTCATTAGAATACTCCTGGTATGATTTGTCCTGTTGTTAGGTAAGCACCTAAGCATGCGATGATGCCGAGCATTGCCCAACGTCCGTTTTGTAATTCTGCGTTTTCGTTCATTGTTCTTAGATTATTGAGGGTTAGAATAGAGCGATAGTTAAGAGACCTTATCTCTTAAGCTATGCCTGGTATGATCCATCCGAAGACTGTGTAGTTAAATACAGCAGCAAACAAACCGATCATTGCTAAACGACCATTAGTTTTCTCTGCATTCTTCCAGTAACCTTCGTAATTTTCTTCTACTTGAACCTTTGGTTCTACTGAATAGATGTTTTGTCTTCCACCTGATTCAGTGGTTGTGTAACGTGAAATGTTACGTGTTGATGAACTCATGTTAACTTATGTTAAGTATTGTTACATAATTATATAGCAAACATAAAGTTTCTGTCAAGCCCACTAGGTGTTGATACCTACACCTCTATAAGGGATTGTCATAGGTACGATAAAGAAAGCTAATGATATCACAGAAAATGTATCAAGAATGACAGTGTGAATTTATATAAATACTGGCAAGGAAAATAGTGTTCTATAACTCATGAAAAAATTATTTCTAATCTTAGGTATCTTTACATTGGGTGGTAGTGCTGCTCGTGCCGATATCACTCATAGACTGAGTAGCTCTGTCCAATTACAGACTAACGCAGCTGCGACACAAGTTTCAAGAATCGGATCAACATATAGTGTGTCAGGTTCTGGGGTCTCTACAGCTGTAGGAGATGCTGCCTTGAACGTAGGTGGTCTAGGAACTCTAACCGATGGAGTAGGGCAAGGTTCTATTGCTACTGCTACTCACACTGCTGGTACAGCGTTCACATTCTCTCAATCATTCATTGAAGGTGATGCCCTTGTGACTACTGCTCCAAGTTTAGGTGCAGTGAGTGCATACTCAGACCAGACATCTACTGCTGTAGGTACTGGAACTGGTACTGGTACAGTTTTAAGTTCTGGTGCTTTAACAGTAGTTGGTGGTGGAAGTGGTACTCTAAGTACAGGTCAGTTCGTAACTGAATTAGTAATAGAATAGATGACTAATGAAAAGGATACTTGTCATGGTTGTGGGTGCATATGTCCTTGCGAGTGCGAGGACTGCATCAGCTGTGCCTGTGGTCCCCAACTTTACACAGGGCAGTATGACTTCAGTGACAACCCAGACTGTCACTACAAATGAGACCATAAATAGTATGGATTATGCTACAGGCTGGACGTATTCAGTCAGTGGCTCAGGGGTAGAACTTGAATCAGGTAGTACTAATATAGCACCTGACGTGACTACAACACATTCAAATACCGTAGACGGTGTGACTTCAACATGGACTGGACTAGATTTATCACAAAACAACAAACCAAATTGGGTGCAATCCGAAGCAGGAAATTCCTTCCAATTTACAGAGCATTACAGCGGACCAGGGCTTCAGACTCATACAATAATACAGAGAGATACCACCGTCCAAAGCGTCACAGAATCAACCAGTATATTCTCAAACTGACTGCTATCACTGCACTTTCTACATGTGTGCCTGTGTATGCAACAGATGTGGGAGGTGTTTCTGCTACAGCAAATCCAGTCGCTAATTCTAGTGGCTCAGTGACCAACCAGGCAATACAAGTTTTACAAGGACCATATATTACTAACACATATGGTGATGGTATATCATGTCAAACTGCTACCGCTAACTTTACACCATACATCACTAGAACAGGAACATGGCAAGATCCTTACCAGGATATCTTTATGGATCCTGTGTACAACAACGCAGATAATAATGATGACAACATACCTGACTCACCAGGTGAGATACTATACTATATCCCTACACGTACAGGTCAAAAGTCTACACAAAATATTAACCTAGGATTCAGTGCCACCCTTTCTATACCATTAGATAAAGAAGCAAGAGATAAATGTATGGAAGCAACTGCTATCCACAACGAATATCGTAAACAACTCACTGCTAATAAACGCCTTGACTTTGAGATAGCCAGGTTAAAAAATTGCGGAGAAATGAAAAAACAGGGTATAGTATTCCATCCTAAGTCACCATACTATAGTGTATGTGCTGACGTTATGTTAATCAATCCACCTGGTGTGGTAGGTCCTCACAAACATAAGATCACTGCTAATGGTAATGCAGATGATCTAAAAACTATATCTATAGGAAATAATTCTAAGTTATGATTTCTTCTTTCTAACTTTTAAAGGAGGTAATCCTTTCTTCTCACGATACCTATTTGTTATTATCTCACTCTTAGATAACCCACGATGAGTACCTACTTTCTTTTGAATAGTAGCAATAGCTTTCTTTACAGCAGGTTTAATTAATCTCAATAGTAATGGTGTGGCAGCAGCTCCTGCTGTTGCAATAACTGCGATTGCTAGTGTCGTGGATGCTTGATTTACAGAGGGTAAAAATTTCTCCGCAGGGGTGGTTGGTTCGTATAAAGTTATACAGGTTTTACCATCTTCACTAAGTTCATGACCAGTCACTCTCTCATCTCCAGACAAGGTGAGGTCACCAACTCTTAAATTATTAGGACCAGGACATGCAACTTCTTCTGCACCAATATCACCAGTAGGAGGAACCTCTGGTGGATCTATCTCTGGTGGTGGTTGTACAACTGGTGGTGGTGTGTCTACCTGTATTAATAAATCTTCTGGAGTGTAATCCATTGCATCATACATTGGATACTGTCCATCACAAAGCACCTTAGTTCCTTGGGAGTCTTCCTCCTTTAGGTTGGGTGTTTCTCTATTGTCTGCTGCGTCTGGATGAAACTTTACACAACCTGGCATGTTCACAATAGGTGAACCTATGTGTAATATAAAAGGATACGTCTGTGTGTGTGGAACGTAATTGTATATGTTAGGTGCTTGTATTCTAGGTATGTCCACGTTTTGTACCCCGATCTGAGGTATTTCACTCATTAGAACTTAGGAATTGCTGGTATTGCTGGTCCTGTAGTATCTGGTATTGCATCTGTGATACCACCACCTATATCAGGCATGACTGAACTCATTACTTTTTCTTTTACACTATCAATGATAGCATCTTTCTGTAGATAGATGACTACACCACTACCCACTACTGTGAGTGAGATTATACCGCTTAAGATAGCGATTCCGTTAATAATTTTTTGCATGATTACTTAGTGTCTGGGACAATTTTTACAGGACCTGATTCAATCCTGATAGTTTGTGCAGGTGCAGTCTCTGATGCCTTAGCAATAAGAAACTCCATATCTTTTTTAGATATGTTTGCACTAGCATCTGCACCATTCTTTTTCTTTGAACCTGCTGCTTGGACACCAAAGGTAGCTAAAGTTCCAGTAAAGACTGAAGCTATGAAAGTTGGATCCAGTTTTTGTTCTGGGATTTTAAATGCTGCTGGCAATTTAACATACGCTAATGTTAAGATTCCTGCGGACCAAGTGAGGACCGCAAGTCTCACGATTGTAGATAGGAATGCTAGTTGCTCTTCTTTATCATCAATATTTTCTTTGATTTTACCGATGATACCTTTTGGTTTTTCCTCGGCAACCTTTTTTGTTTCTGCCATGATTAAAAATTAGTCTGTTATATTTATACTAAGTTTGTTCGTACATAGTTTTTGTTCTTGGAAATACTTGTCTAGATGTTGTAGCCTTTAGTTCAGATACTCTTTCTCCTAGTGTTTGTTTTATGACTCCACTAGTAGGACGTGGATTTTGACAAAGAATATATTGATTAGGACTATCTTTCTGACATGTAGGATCAGCAAAATTTCCATTCTGTCCTAGCACACCTGTTGGAGCTTGAACTACTATCTGTCCATTCATACCATTATGAAGTGAACATTGATAATAGAATGTACCAGGAGTGGTAGGTGTCCACTCAACTTTACCTTGTAAAGCATTATGATTGGAACCATTATTTGTTACATTAGGTGCTTGACTACCTGTACCAGCTACTTGCACTGTTTTTATATAAAATGGATGATTATAATATGTACCAGCAGCATATACTCTGATTATTGAACCCATAGAATGATTGCCACACCGAAAATAATATGTTCCTGGAGATACACTCGGTCCTGTGCTAGTGTCCCATCCAGTGCCAGTAGTTGCACCTTGACCATATGTTGTTCCTGTAGTAACTTGATCACCACTTCCTGTAGTTTGTGCAGTTTTTATATACAATGGATGGTTAGATATGTCTGTCTGAACTCCAAAATCAATTGAGTCTCCAACCTCTATCTTGATTTCGCCCGCAGTTAAACTACTGCTTTGACCTTGACCATTACCAGTATGCCAGTGGGTTCTATCACTCCATGCAATAGTATATCCTGCATTACTTACACCTGTTATGGCAACGTAGACACTACTTGGTGGTGGTCCAAGGAATGTTAGGGAGTCACCTGCTGTGCAAGTAATTGTTGGATTACCACCACTGACAGCACCATTAGCATCGGTTCCCGTTATTTGATATTCACCACTATTGAAAGCATTAACATTAAAACTATAACTTGTTGTTCCATAAGTAGGACCTACATCAAATGTCATGTCACCTACTTTGCTATGTTTTTGTATGTAACCTAAAACATCTGAGTTAGTAAACCTTTCTTTATTTGTTGCTAGACATGCAGCAATACCAGCAACTTGTGGTGATGCCATACTAGTTCCATCTAAAGGATAGAAATAATTATTTCCACCATATTTTGTATCAGCATTACCAACATTAAGTGTACCACCATTTGAGTCTTTAATGACACCTGGTTTACCAAAACAAGAAACAATTGAAGTACCTGGTGCAAAGACATCTATGTTCGGACCAAAATTTGATGAACTATTTCTTGAAAAGTTTTTAACATCAGACATATATCCTACAGTTACTACTCCCTGAGCACCATTAGGACTTGATCCTCTACAAAAATATCTAATACTAGGAGTTTGATTATTAAACCAAATATAATTGTCCCAATCTTGATGTTGAGTACCATCTGGATTTGTTTGTGGAACCATATAATAATCCATATTACCAGCAGCACCGATAACAACTACTCCATCTGCAATAGCATCTTCTACATCTGCATTTAAAGAAGAACTATATCCAGGTAAAGGATTTTTTCCTGTTGCTAAACCAAAGTCTGCTTCTATTCCATTCAATGTCCACCCACTTGGATTATTAAATCCAGCAGTAGAAGCATAAGTACTTCCACGCCAAACAATTTGAACTATATTATTAAGATTCCAAGAATCTAAAGTAGATATTAAACCCCAACTATGATTTGTTATTGTAGGATTTCTTCTACCAGTAGTACTATTAATTGGTTTATATCTATGGAATGCTCTTAGATAATCAAACATCAATAATGTAGGTACAGGTGTTCCTTGACTAGAAGCATTGCCTAAGACTTGCATACTATAAATGTTTGCTTGGTTAGCCCACCCATAAGTTTTACCCGCAACAGTACCTGCTACATGAGTACCATGATATGTTGCATTAGTAGCATTACCAAAGTAATTATTATAAGGAGCACTAGGTATACTCTCACCATCATCATCAATACTAGCTACTTGAGTATTATGCTGAGTATACCAATCATAATCTTTAAATCTACTAATACCATTACCATCATCCCATTCTCCACAGTCAGTTGATACTTGGTTATCACATATAACTACATCAACATGCTTACCGTTATTGAAAACACTAGCAGTTGCAGTCTTACTTGTTGTTCCATCACTTCCAAACGTACCTTTTCCTCTATCAGCATCGTTGCCTGCACTATGCAATTTTCCCCAATCAAGATCTGTTGCAGTATTGCCAGAGTTATTTTTACGATACACACCAGTTGCATTATAAGGTGTATTATTTTGTAACGCAAATGGCGTAGGAACTAAACCTGCATCTTCAAGATTTAATTCAACATCAAGAACTCTTGCATCTTTTTTTATTTCTTCTGCCTGTTCAGCAGTCATATAATATTGTGTATTCCTACTTATAGGACGCTTTGCATGAATTTTATATCCATCAGAAGACATGTCACTATAGAACCCATCCAAATCTTCATATTTTTTTAGAGTTACAACGTATACTTTATCTGCCATATTAACCCTCTATTTGCACAGTTGTTATGGTTACTGTTATGGCAGCAGTACTACCACTTTTATTAACCACCTTCGCATATACAGTAGCAATAGGTGAAGCCTCGTTATTCCATCCTATTGTTCCTGGTGTAATAATTTGTGTTTGTGCTCCTGTTGTAATTACCTCAGCAATAACACCTGATCCTGGTAACGGATCTGTCGTTTCATTTCTACCAGAGTCAGCAGTCCTAGATGCTTGATCAGTGTAAAGTACTACCCATGCAGCAGCAGAAGTTTGAACCTTCAATAAGGAATAAGTTTTATATGCATTAATAGTAATAGTGTCAGCAACACCATCAGCAATACTATTAGTTGTAGCAGAAGTAGATACTCTTGAAGGAGTTGTTCCACTACCTCCTTGAGTCAGAACTTTTATAGTTCCAAACATATTGGTATGTGCTGTACACTGATAGTATAATGTATCAGGTGCATCCATTGGTACAACGAAGGTTAATGTAACACCATTGCCTGCATCTTGATTTGTTACACCACTATTGTATTGTGTTCCTCCATTAATTGTTGGACCATCAGTTTGAATTCTAAATGGATGTGAACCAGCATTATTAACAAAGTTATATGTCTGACCCCTTATGAGATATAGAGTAGGATCACTTTGACCTGTAGGGAATCCATCACCAGAAATTACATATGCAGAACTGTTAGGAGCAGTAAGAGTCCATGAAATTGTAGGTGGTGCTGTTGCTGCTGCACCAATAGTTATTGTTTTTACTGCACCAGAACCAGACGCAACCACACCTGCACCTACAAAATTTAATGTTGTAGCATCAACAGATAATGCAGAACCTTCATCTTGTACTGTAAGACTACTACCTCCTCCTCCTGAATTTGCCACCCAATCATAGTCAGATCCATTCCAACTTAAAACTTCGTTGACATTAGCTGATGATAAATTGATATGAGCATCAACAGCAGCATTATCATAAGAACCACCTCCTCCACCAGTGTCATCTGCTGGAGCCCAATGATTACTAGCAGTAACCCACTTCAATACTTGACCATTAGTAGGTGCAGTTGAAAGATTTACATCTCTAAGTTCTCCAATAGATGAAGATTTATCTAATAGTTGAACCCAAGGACCTTGATTAACTTGAAGACTATTACCTTGTCCTGTATGTGAATGACACCAGTAGTAAAGTGTATCAGGTGCGTTTGCAGCGACAGTAAATTCTGCTGTACGAGTAGTAGCGGCTGCAAATCCACTAACATATCCAGCCATAGTAACATTAGCACCATCCAATTTATATTGTACACCTGTCATATAGTGACCATGACCATTATGATCACCATCAGATCCTGTACTAAACATCAATGGATGAGCTTGACTGTTGTAGGTAGCATTAGTTGAATCTGATTGATCAAAGATAAAAGTAACACCCCTATTAATAGGATAGAAAGCAGGTTTTTCTACACCACCAAAATAAAATACACCTGTTGCTTGTCCGTTAACATTATCTACACCTACAGTAACTGCAACATTAACAGTCCCACCACGAGCAAAATATCCATGCCCTTCAGAATTAAGAAGAGCAAACAAACCATGATGTGTACTAGTACTAACTGCATTTAGAGCAGTCGTATCAGTATATTGTACACCAGTCATAGACAATACACTAGTATTAATACTAAGTCCACTACCTACCTTTACCCCACCAAGAACTGTGGATGATGCAGTGGGTAAACTATAACTACTTGTTATACCATCTGCCTTCCATGTAGTGCCATCATACGTCCATGTAATACCGCTAGCCGTATGTTGAGCTCCGTTACCTGGAGTATTTGGGAAATTTATTGCCATTTTTTATATTCCTTCCGTTGGTATTTATTAAGCGTCAAATACGAATAGATCAAACTTAGCATCATCTATTACATTTGAAGTTGGATCAGCAACTGTGCCAATAAAGGTAGTACCATTAACCTTTTCCATGTTAACAACTAATGGTGCTCCTCTACCAGCTGTACTATCATTATTAAAATGACCTTGTGCTAGTATAAGATAACTATCAGTATCACCATAGTTATGAGCCATCGTAAAGGTAAACTGGAATGAACCATATCCAGATGGATTTGATATAGCACCATAGGTTGCAGTAATACCTGCACCAGTCCAAGTGCCTTGTGGATTTGTACCGAAATTTGTAAAAGCAGCAGTTCCTTTATACCTAGGACCACTACTTACAGGAGGAGAAGCATCAACCCACTGTGAACTATCAGCATCTTGATAATAAACTTTTAATCTACCTTCATCAGACTTCCACCACAAGTCTCCGTCATTAGGAGAACCTGGTGCAGAATCAGATGTTGTTACACTAGCACCACTACTTGCAGTAGATGATAAAGTAAATCCTTCTGTTGATACATTACTAATACTAATATTAGTACCTGCTGTAATCAATATATCGTCATCAGTGGAATCTGATCCTGTCAATCTTAATTTGACATTACTTGAATCAGAAACTACTGCTTGAGAATAAGTTGTATTTCCATCAGCACCGCCACCACCACTAGCATCATCTGCTATTACCCAACTACTACCATTATATTTTAATATTTTATTATTTGATAAACCTGATGTATCAACATCAGAAAGATCATTAAGAGCAGTAACTAGTGTAGGTTTGCCAGTTAAATCTGCATATGCACCAGAGAATAATGTAGGTTTGTTAGTAAGATCGTTCCACGATCCAGAAAATAATGTAGGTTTACCAGTTAAGTCTGCGTATGCACCAGAAAATAATGTAGGTTTATTTTGAATAAATGATAATAAATTTGAATCATTTTCATTCCAATTAGATTGAACCTGTACTGCTGGTATAGTAGGTTTATTTTTTATAAAATCAAGAGCAACACTATTTGACTGACTCCAATCACTTTGGATCTGAGCAGCAGGTATAGTTGGTTTATTAGTTAAATCATTATAAGACCCACTCGTTGCAACAGTAGCAAGAGTGGGTTTATTTAAAATAGCAGCAAGAGTACCAGAAGCATTCCAATCAGATTGAACTTGAGCAGCAGGTATATTTGGAAAAGTTGACCACGCAATAGAAGAACCAGTGGAAGTTAAGTACTGTCCACTGGTTCCATTAGTACCAGCAACCTGTAAAGGTTTGCCAGTTGGTATATTTACACCATCTTTTACTTCAACAGGTCCGTTGTCATTATAATTTGATATCTGATTCGTAAGTAACTTTGACATACTTCTAGTCTTGAAGACACTTTTTCTAAGCTAGAAGTATTTATAGTTATTCAGGACCATCTAAATTATCTAAGTCTTTACCATGTTTATCAGTAAAAATGTTAATATTATCTAAATTTATCTTATATCCGTAGTCTTCTTCATTAAGATCTAAATTAAAATCATTCTCTGCTTTGTTCTTATAAAAACTAACAACATTATCAACACTTCTAATTGGAGTAGTAAGAATCAATTCTCTTACCTTACCAAGTGCTTCAAACATTGTCTCAAGTTGTTCATCTCTTTTGTTTTCAATTGCTTCAATGATTGCCAAGCGAAGAGCATCATC